CTCCACCTCACCAAAATAGTGAGGAAAATTGCTGTTTAAGGTCTACCCTAAAGTAGGCCTTCCCACTGTCGAAGTGGGGACAGCGTCCGCATCATCCGGCGACTCCAGTTCGGTATAGGGCGGAGGCCCTGTATCAAAGAAGAAGTCCTCGATTACCGGAATGATGATCCACTCAACCAGCGTCCCGATGGACCCATGGGTTATCACCCAGTGTCCAGGTCCACTCGGTCTTGAGAGCTTAGAATATAAAAGCCCCTTTGGGTCATTCCTCCACTTTCGTGGAGGTATATCCCTGAGAACCTTTATTCGACAGCCCTCCCACCCGCTATGGAGTCTTGGGTCAACTGGAATCGACCTAGTGCTCCAAACATCGAAAGGAGTATGAAAACAACCCCCAACTGATGTCGGCCCAAAGAGTCTATCTCCTTGGATCACGGCCGTTCGCACTACGGAAGCCAGATTATATAGTGACCGACGAAAGACTCTTGTGGAGTCTATCTCGGACCACGCCACGACCTGGTTGTGCAGTACGAAATAGTCGCTTAGTGAGACCGGTATCTTCTCGACGAAGAACGGTCGAACTTCCCTACCGCGCAGATAGTCCTTCCCACACGACTCAAAAAAGGTCCCATTCGTGTAAGACTTGTCGGTGTTAACCGCAAAGCCAAAACACTGGAGGGTCTCAATAAGAAGTGAGGAGGCTGCTCTCGGTACGATTATATCGTCTCCATACACACTGACGTGAACGGTCGGAACCCTAAGGAACCGGCATGTTGCCCACGCAAACGCATAGAAGATCAATGTCTCGAGAGGGAAGGTGTAGCCATTACCCATCGACGAAATCTTTTCAAGTCGAATGTTCTTTCCCTGAAAACGGGTATAAGGACACCTCGACTTTAGTAAAAGATCTAGCCAGATGGGATCAGCCTCAGAAAGAAGATCTATCACCAGGTTGGTGGAGACCGAATCTGACGCTGAGCTCAGATCGATGGTTGCGAGGCCATCGTCATAAGCTTTACCCGCCAACTCTTGATTGCGATTCTGACACTGAATGTCGATTCCGCAACGTCGGAGTCGTTCAGCGATCACCTCTCCTATGCCGAGCTGAAGGAAAACATTCCATCTAGGCTCAACACAAATCGGTCGATCGATACGGGCTGTTTTAGCTACGAAGGATAACCTGCTGCTGTACACATACTGCGCATCATGTGCCAGCTCCTGACGTTTATCGATGAGCTCCCCTGGCCAAAGATCGGTCAGAGAAGGGTTGCCTTCATTTCCGAAGACATCATCGTAAAGTCGGGTGCAAGGTTCGGTAATGTTTCCTGTTGTTCGATACTTCTCATAGCTCGAAGCAAGATGCTTAGGGCAAGAGAGGTCGCTTCCAGGACCATGCCGAGATCCGTCTCTAACGCGATCAAAATCGCGAGCTTTAAAGCTGCCAAGAAGACCAGTAATTTTCCGACGAGCGAGGTGAAGTACCTCTTCGACGGGGAAGGAGAGAGGTTTGGACCCTCCTCCCCACCGGTCTCTGAACAACTTGTTTGTCTCGCGACATCGATCCTCGGCTTTGAGCCATTTTTCAAATGCCGCAGCCTTTTTATCAATTCCAAGATTTGAGTCTTGGAACTTTTTAAAGAAAGCCGCGATTTGATAGTCGGTCTCAAAGTGTTCCTCCCGTCCGTTCCACGCATAAAAGAAAGGGTCGATAGGGATATTTGTTAGATATTCCCAGTCGCCCTCTCTCATGGCGTGGTAGGCACGGATAGAAACAGGAGTGTTAGAGAGCGAACAGATACGCAAGAAGAGTTTTCTTAGGAGCTTTAGCCCCCTCGCGGGGGAATAGGGCTCACTCTTCAAGGCAGAGGCTGCACGGGCGTCCATATGGGATCTTCCCGGTTAGCTAATCAGCATGGGTCCGAACTCACCATCGAACAGCACAATCGTAGTGGCAGAACTCGAAGCAGAAGGAGGGATGAACGAAGTCGACAACACGTTGTCGATCTCGCCAGCCACATCCGAATTCTTCGGGGACCACCATTCACGAATGTTGTTGTCCAGTAGGTGCGCCTTCACCACTTGGCGCAGGACCTCCACAGTAACAGAGTCGTTGATTCCGTTGAAAACCAAGACGATAGAGGGCATCTCTGCCCAAGTCTCGTAGGTTCCGATGCCTTGATTGGCACGCTTACGGAAAACAACGTTCAAAGTGACTGCGGTAGAAGTCTTGTTTGGCCATACGGTACGAGAGAGGTCAATGTTTGCCATATAACCTCCAAAGGCTCAGTTCGGCGGGTTGAAGTCGACGAAAGTTTCCGACATCACTGAATGCGCAAGTGCGTTCTTCAGAAATGCCAGAATATCCTTCCGGTTCTGCAAGGTAGCCCGGGACGGAGCGACAAGTTCCGCTTTTCCGAACATCTTGTAAGCCACCTTCGGAGAGGGAGTATAGCCACCGGCGTCACCACTAATCGTCTCAAGAACAGGGAGCAGAATGCGAAGCTCGCACTTATAAGTGCCAGCGTTGCCGTCAGACTCGACATTCTTGAGGGTGATCGTGGGAACGCCTATGGAAATCCCACCCGAAACATCCTTCCAGACGGCGAGGCCGAGATCGGCCCCGCGCATCGAGAAGGTTTTGGCGACCGGAGTCGTCTGACCGTCATTTAAGACGAGGTTAGTTTGCGCAGACATGGAATTGCACCATTCGCCTTACGGCGTAAATAGCCCCATGGAGGGGCGGGGTTAAAGAAAACGCTCACGCGTTACCTAAAGAGCACTCGCATAAGAGACGCGGCCGTAAGGAACCTTGACAAAGGGTCCCCGCCGATAGGACTCCGAACCTTGAGCACGTAAGAGGGCCAACTCGACATCGTTGTCCTTCGAAATTCGAAGGCTTTCTTTGTGAATGAACCACTACGTGACCACGGATAAGGAGTCTTACCAGAGTCCGCATAGTTGTGCGAGTAAGTCACCCACGTCTTTTGTGTCTTTCCGGATCGCCCATCAATAAGGCTAAATCCATCGAAGGCCGTTAGACTTTCGAGGTACGTACCCACCGGTACGAACCAATCAACCACAAAGGAGTAAGGAAAGAGCTCCCAACCAAGGAGCAACGGGTTTGTGATTCCCGTCTGAGCGAGTATGGACGAAGCTTCTGAATCGAGACGCCAGTGCATTTTATACTTTACACTGACGGTCGCCTCATAGCTTGCCCATGTCTTCGTATGACCCATCAACTTGTCGAGTTGCGGGCCTGAGTATGAAACAGTCGCTTTTCCACTAGCAACGGCCACCCCGGAAGGGTACCGTTGTTTGTGGATGCGCTCTGCCAAGTACTCAGCGGTTCCGTACACGTCTGAAAGCAGTGGTTTCCAGCCGTAGACAAACTCAAGCCAATGATTGGCAATACGTTTATCTGCCGGACTGTTCTCCACTCGCCTCCAGGCGCTTCGGACGCTTCTGGCCTCAGTGCCGGAAAGGCTCAGGGACTTGGTAAAGGTCCCTAAGTCAGCGCGCTTTAGAGCGCGCGCTGCCGATACGACGCGGTGGGCTGTGGATGCCAGAAGTTCGGCAGTCTGCTTTCGTTCACCTAAGAACTGAGCATAGTTGACACGAACCCCTGACAATTTTTCGCCTAGACGCATCATAGCCTTATTACCCGCCAGAGAGCTAAGATCATTATGTAATCCTAGCCCAAGCGGGGTAAACGTGTAACGACTCGCACAAGGCGAAACCTCGTTGAAGTAAGTCCACCCATCGTAGCTTTGTGTATCACTACGGTAGGGCGTACCACTTTCAACCCAGTTATACTCAACTACATACTCGTTGTAGGGTAGTAGTCTACTCGAGAGGCGAAGGTTGTTATAATTCTGTGTTACAGTACCCGTATATGCCCGGTGGTAGGGGGAAACCCCTGCCTGGGACACATATGAGCTGTCCACAATTTCATAATTTCCAAAGCTTCCCCCGTGGCGGCCATTTTTGGTGACCGAGAGAACTGGGGTAACTTGAGGTGAAGGTCTTGGCACGTTTACACTCCAGGAAGTAAAGGGGCAGGGCCCCCTACTAGAGCCCGGTTTCGACTTCCCCCCTATGGAGCAATTCTTCACACGCATCGATGCGTGCCAGAATCTGCTCGAAGTGAGGAGCAAACACATGGTTCGCATAGGTCGACGCATAGAATTGCACATCGGACTTGCGCTTTTGGCGCAGAACCCTAGTGTATTCGGCGAGGATCGAATGGAACCCGTTTCTCTGACCTTCGGTTAGGTTTTTGGACACGCAATAGTTGCACATGAAGAGACTCCAGAACAAGGGGGAGAAGTGACGACATACTTATGTATGCCGTAGATGGGCCCCTCCTCAGCGATCGCTGAG